GGTGCCATTTTCTCTTGGACATTTGTATTTATCGCCATATTATGAGATGTAGATTGTCTGATAGTATCTTTCATTATATCAGTATATTGAACGGGTGCCATTTTCTCTTGGACATTTGTATTTATCGCCATATTATGAGATGTAGATTGTCTAATAGTATCCTTCGCTTTATCTGCTAACATAATACTACCATTTTTTACTTCAGTATTAGGGCCCAATATAGAAACTCTTTCAGTCATTGTTTGTCTATTTGTTACTGGTAATATCATATCATTTGAAAATATATAACCATTTTTCTCCATACCTCCGCTAAAACCTATATTTTCATTTGATATCATTAACTCTCGTAATGTAGTTAATGGAATATCTTTATAATTAATAGCATAATTACCTGTAGTTGACATATTGACAGGTGCCTCATATTGAGTATTTGTACTAGCTCTTTGTGTTTCAACATTAGTATATGATTTTGGATTAGTCATTACTAATTTAACTTCTGCATTAATACCATGTGTATTATCATTCATAAATGTTACTTTCTTTGCAGGTTGAAATTTAGTCTTATTCTTGTCAGGACCATCGCCACGACTTGTATTAACACTAGCACCAGGTTGATAGTTTTCAGAAATATTTCTAGTAGTAGCTATATTTGTAAATTTTCCTACATTATAGGTACCTTCAATATTAGAACGAGTTGCGACCAAATCTTCAACTTTCTGTTCTCTAAAATCGGGTAATTTAAATTTAGTTAAATTATAATCAATACTTCTCATTTCACCCTTTTTAATAGTTTCCAAGGGTTTATTTTCATATGAAACTTTTTGATTAATATCACTTCTAAGAGCATCAACATTGCGAGGTAATACACGATAAACTGCATAGTTACCACCTTGATTTTTGTTATCAAGACCAGGTCTAATTTTAACATTATTTTCAAAAGGTAAATTTGCATTATTATTTTTATTAGAAGGAATATAACGATTTGCCATTTTATCAGTTACATTTGGCATACCATTTGGAAAAGTTAGATCTGACATTGGTTCAAATAAATGAAGTTTTTCTTTTTTTGGGGTATAATCTGAAAAATTACCAGTATATGTTTCTAATTTTCTTTGTGTTTTTCTTGGATCAACAGAAAAATCACGTCTTGCTGTACTAGGAACCATATTATTATGTGTAAATTTATCTCTAGTTACTACATCATAATGCATATCATTTTCTTGAAAAGTAGAATACCCTGCTTTAAAATCTAAATCACGTTGTAAAGATGAACTCAAACCAGCTATTGTAGAATAAGCTTCGTTTACACTAGTTGGTTCTGATATGTTATCAAATGATAAATCATCAAATTGTTTCAAATATTCTGGTTGTGAATTAATTTGTTTAATTTGTTCTATTTCGATATTTTTCATTTTCTTTTCAATATCTGAATTATATAAAGAATCTGTAATAAATGAACTTAATAATATACTTGACATATTAATATTAAATACATTTTATTTTTAATTAACTAATAAATTAAATTGTTTTGAATTATGATGTATATATTTATTTAGCTTTTGGTAAAGCGTCACCCTTGTCCCATGCTTGAGTTGCTGATTGTTTATAGGTATCCTTTGCTGATTGTCTCGAATTTAAACCAATTTGGTCACAAGACTCTTGAATGTGACATTGAGGATTAATAGGAAGATATGGTGAAACCATATAACTTGTTAAACTCATACCACGATAATTATCAATTGGGAAAGTAAATCTAGTATCTTCAGCAGTTAATTGTTTAGTACAAACTGGTTTATGTTCAAGTTTAACATTAGTAAAAGGGTCAGTATTATTGTTACATTTAGATAATAATTGATTTCTCCATGATAATTGTGATTCAGTTTCAGCTAAATTTTTAAAAGTTAAATCTGATTTTTCACGAGTTAATGATACATCTGCTTTTGAACCAACTGGACCTGTTGTTGAAATACACTGTGAACAATTCTCTGCAAAGTCTGAATTTAATCTATATACACCAGGATCACGACTTCTACCCATCTGTAATTCATAAGCACAATTATCATATTTATTTCTATTAAATGACATGACTATATAATAGAATTAGATTTTTTTATATTTTTTTATTTTTTAATGTTTTGAGCAAAAATTAATTCCTAAATTTTTGTTATCTAACATATTAGTAGTAGGTTTTATTAAATTATTTGGAGTGAGTTGATAAATACTTTGACACATAATAGCAGGTGAAAATTGGGGATTATTGTAACCTTTAGATGCATCATATTTAAGAGATGGACACTTAGTATTAGGTCTAGTTAAACCAAATAATTCACTTTCAGTGTCAGTCTTTGGGCCAAATGGTAAATTATTAGTAAAATTGCCAACAGTACATTGTTTGCATGATTCATATTTACCCATAAATAAATTATATTCTAATGGACTTGTGCTTTCTTTAATTTCACTTGCATACGCACACTTATCATAAATTAAACGATTTGAACTCATATTCTATATATATTATTAGTAGAAATTTTTCTTTATAAAATACTAAACATTTATTTTATGTATCCATTGTAGTACTATAATATCAATTAATCCTTTGGGTATGATTTTAGATTTCAAATAAGATTCATTCAATATTGTATTTAATTCTTCTTTAAGTTCCTTAATATTTATTCTTTTTTTATTTTTTAATATTTTTAATAATATGTATTTTATTTCTAATGCTATTAACCAATTAAATTTTAATGTTTCTGTATATCCAATAAAAGGGACCAAGTTATATAATATAATTTCTATTTTGTTACTTGGACATCCTAATTTATTAATAACTTCAAATGATAATTCGTCTTTAATAATATCAATATAACTAGAACGCGCATCTTTCTTCATACAATCTAATAGTCTATCTAATCTTTCAATTAAATCTAATACAATTATTTTATTTTTATTAGAATTTTCATATTGAATATCTAATAATATAGTCGTATCTATCATATCCTTAATAAAATCTAAATATTTTAATGTTTTGTTAGGATTTGGTATTTCCATTATTATTTTTTCTAATAAAGCAATATCAATCATATTACTATTATTAAAATATTTCTTTTCATCACGGAATATTAAATGTTTCTTCATATCTGCACCATAATAATATAAAAATTCTATAAGATTAGGGTCATTTTCTAAACAAGCATATTCTAATAATGTATGTCCATGTTTATTTGTTATATCAATAGGAGCACCAATTTTAAAAAAATGTCTTAAACTTGATGTATCTCCAAAATTAATGGCAAAATGTAAAGGCGTTAATCCATTATTATTATATATTCTAAAGTTAATATCCCCAAAATTATATTTCTTTATTTCATCAAGTTTTCCTGTTTCTATTAATTCAAATAATATATTTAGCTCCTCATTAGATGTATTTTGTTTATTTAAAATATCTATTGGTTTATTTTTTTTTATAAATGGAGTATCAATTGTATTTTCAATAGTAAGAGTTAAATATTTACTACATTCAATTTCAGTTTCATCCATAATTTCTTTATAATTTATATCAATCATATTAGTATTTTTCATTTCATCCATAAGTCTAATACATTGTTTAAAATATTCAAATGATTTTATATTATCTTTATCAAAATATTTCTTACCTGTTAAATAAGATTTTAAACATTTTGTTATTTTATTTTGTTCCATTATAATTATAATTATTTTTAACATCTACTAAACGATTTATTGAGTAATTATGAATAATCAAATTGAATTTTCGGTTTTTCAATCGTATTATTTCTATCGGAATAAGTATTATTTGCACTTTTCTGTTTTCTTGTCATATCACCACCTCTTGGTATTGGCATTACAATATTTTTTGGATTCTGATAATCTTTATCTAAATACTGAAAATGAAAATCTAACATTTGTTTTGATTCTCGCTTTTCTTTGAACTCTTTAGTATCCATCCTAGATGAACCACCATATCTTATATCATTTGATATATTTAAATTACCAAATCCTCTTCCCGCAGACATTGATTTATTATTACAATATTGTGTATCTTGTTGTTGATTAGATTGTGTATCTATTTTATTTTTTGATGTAAATTGTGATTTTTTTAATTTAGATTCAATATCTAGTGCTTGTGTGGATTTTTCTTTTGATAACCAAAAATCATTAGGAGATTCTTTTTCTATAAATTTTTGTTTAGGTTTTACTTGTTCAATATTAGAGTATGTCACATTTAGATTATTTGACAAAGTCATAGAAGATTCGGAATTATTAGACTCGATATTAAAATCTATTTCTGAAGAATAGCTCATTATATTATTATATATTATTTTATAATACTATATCGCATGTATATGTCAGATTAAATAGTTGTAATTCTACATAGTTGTAATTCTAAATAGTTGTAATTCTACATAGTTGTAATTCTACATAGTTATAATTCTAAATAGTTGTAATTCTACCTCGATGATATTGTGTATCAGCTATTTTAAGACAATCTTTACCAGATGTTTTACAATCCCCACTATTTCCAAAAATCCATTGTGCAAATTCTGTTTGATTATTTACTATGTTGGTATTTGGCATGGTATAAAATTGTCTATCAGAACTATGACGACCCCATATATCTGATGTATCAATATGAACATGTTTATTAAATTTTTGTCTCATTTCTTTTTTTGATGCTTCATAATTACAAGCTTCTAATCTATCTGGAACAGTTACAGGATCCCCATATGTAAAATTCATAAATGGATTATTACTAGTTGGTTTAGTACAAGCACCTGAATCTACCATATTATCTATAGAAGTAAAACGTTCTGATACTCCAATGAAACAAGTTATTAATAATATTATAATAGGTACAGATAACCATTTTTTATTAATTTTTCCAATTAATATAAATAAAAATAAATATATTGCTAATCTGGCAATAGCATTAATTTTGTCAACTCTTGATAAATTCTTATATGGGATGAATTCATTATATTTATTAAATAATATTCTTGGATTTGTATACCAGTATTCTGACATTATATTTAACTAGATTTTTATTTATAAAAATAATTATTGTAATTGGAACTAAATGCAGTATAGCCAAAAAATTGATATGCCACAATATTGTTATAAAGTGCACGATTTTCTACCCTGCAAACAATTGATTGTTTATAAAACTGTTCGCAAAGCAAACCAGTTTTATAAAAATTGATTATATAATATTATTAGTATAATTACTTATAATATAATGGCTTCTCTTATCGCAATTAAACGTATTAATGGTGATTATAAGGCTTTTATTAAAGCTGCACCTGAATCTTTTGATATTTATCCAAATCCTGAAAATATTTTAGAAATCTATTTTTTAATGTATGGTTTAAAAGATACAATCTATGAAGGAGGTCAATATATTGGTATGATTAAACATAATCCTGATTATCCTCGCAAAGCTCCTGATTATTATATGTTGACTCCTAATGGTCGATTTGATATTAATAAAAAAATCTGCCTTACCAACTCAGGTTATCATCAAGCTGATTGGGCACCTGCTGCGTGGAATCTTGTTAGTATTCTAGAAGGATTTAGTTCTGTATTTCATTCTGAATTTAAAGAAGATAAAGTAGGTATTAACCATCTTATAAATATATCAGAATCTGAGATTAAATTAAAGGCTTTCCAATCTATTGAATATAATAAGAAACATCATAATGAAATTTATAGTAAGTTTGTTAGAGCTCAAAAAATTGATAATATGACTGTTTGATATAAATTATCATAATTCTTTTAATGTCTTCTTGTATCAATGATGTGACTATTGCTTCTTCTTATTGGAATTCAGTTCTTAGTGAACTTACAAATTATAATAATCTTAATCAAGAAAATTTTTATACTAAAGGATATCGAGTAGTATATCTAGTAAGACTTTGGTGTCGTCAAACTGACCAATATGTATATAAAGTGGGTTCTTCTGAAAATTTTGCTCGACGTGTACGAGAATTAAATCATACCTACGATTCTTGTGGCCGTATTATTGTAGTAGCAGCTGGAATTATCTCATCTTTATTTGAAGAGACCTTAATGCATAGTATGTTAGAATCATATCGTCTTGAAGAGTCAGTACAATCTTTTCATAAAGACCGTGAACTTTATGAACTTAATTATGATGTTTATAATAATTTTGTATGTATGCTACAAAAATATATGGATGAGTCTAGACTATTTGTATCAATGGCTGATTCTAGACTATTTGTATCAGATGACTATATGTTTGAAGAGGATGGAACTGAAACAATGTATGTTGAAGATGAAAATGCAGACATTAATATGACTGATAATCTGGTTGAACTAGATTGTGATGAAATGGAAGAAGATTATTGGTTATATCGTCGTAATTTGTAAAGTATTAAAAAATATTTTATAAAATAGATTTAAGAGAAAATTCATTTATTATTCTTAATGGAAAATAAAATTTATTTATGGGTTGAAAAATATAGACCTGAAAAATTAGATGAGATTAGTGCACAAACAAATGTTATATCCTCATTGAAAAATGCAATACAAACTAAAAATATTCCTCATCTTATATTTTTTGGACCATCTGGATGTGGCAAAACTTCTACAATTATTGCTCTTGCAAAAGAATTATTTGGAAAAGAATATAATGAACGTATTATTGAATTAAATGCATCAGATGAAAGAGGAATTAATGTTATTCGAGACAAAATAAAAACATATGCAAAACAATCCGTTAAAAATATAGATAATATGCCACCTTGGAAAATAATTATATTAGATGAGGCAGATACAATGACACCAGATTCACAGTTTGCTTTAAGAAGAATTATAGAACAATATTCAAAAATAACACGTTTTTGTATTATATGTAATTATCATAATAAAATAATTGATCCTATTATATCGAGGTGTTCCTTATTTAGATTTAAGCCTATTGAATCAACTGAAATTATTAAAAAATTACAATATATTTGCAACCAAGAAAATTTTAATCCTAGTGAAAATATATTAAAAAAAATAATTAGTATTTGTAGAGGAGATTTGAGGAAAGCTATTAATTTATTACAAAAATGTTATAATTCATTTGGTGATAAATTAAATCAAGAATTATTAGATGAAATATCTGGAGTTATTCCAAATGATAAATTTATAAATCTTATGAATGCTATACAAAAAAAGAATACAATTTTAGTTGATAGTATTGTAAATAATTTATTTTTAGAAGGTTATTCATTAGTTAATCAAATTATGTTATTTCATAATTATATATTATATATGGATATTAATAGTAATATAAAATCAAATATATTATGTAAATTGGCAGATATTGATCAAAATTTAATAAAAGGATGCGATGAACAAATCCAATTTATGAGATTAGTTTATCATATAATGATTACACTATAAAATAGTCTTATAAATAAAATGTATGGAAACCATTAACTCCATTTATATTATTATTATCGTTATATTGTAATGTAACGAAATTATAAGGTTTTACATTATTTATTTGCTGTATATTGTGTTTTATAATCGACACATCACGTCCTCTAAGCACAATCTTTTCACCATTAGATGCACGATGTGTTATCATACTACAATCTGATTGTATATTAGGTATATCATTAATAAATGTATCTATATATATTCTATCTATTTTATCAGTTTCTTTGTAAGTATAGGGAAAAATTACTTCATTTATATCTATTATTTTTTTATTATGATAATAATATTTTCTAAAAATAGGAGTAGTACTTGTTATATATAAAAAATAAGCCTTATAATATACATTACTTCCAGCTTTTTTGTCATATGAATAACAAGTTTTTAGGATATTAGGGGATATACTAAAAAGTCCTCTAGATTCTTCTTTTAATTCTTTATGAGCTGTATAATATGTATTATCATCTCTATCGCATTTTCCACCGGGAATTGACCAAATCCCATTCTTCTCTCGAACTATATAAAATGCATTCTTATTATTAGAAAAATTAGAACGTTCAATTACAACTACACCTGCTCCACTATAGTTCATTATTATTAAATAAGAAATAAATATTATATCAAATAATTTTTTATAAATATAGCTTGCTGCAATACATATATTAAAATATTAAAATTAAATAAATATGATGGTACATTTTTATGGTTTTCCAAATATAATAATCATGTTAAAACAAATGTTATTCTACCAGAATTATAATTTAATATAAAGGAAATTTTAGTTAATAGTATAATGTCAGATGAATTCTTACCATGGATTGAAAAATATAGACCAAAAAATATAGATGAAATTATAAGTCACGATATGAATATAGAAACTATTAAGAAATTATTACAAGGAGGAGCACTTCCCCACTTATTATTTCACGGGTCGCCAGGTACAGGAAAAACTTCAACTATTATGGCGTTAGCAAAAGAAATTTACGGGAATAATATGCGCCTGATGGTAATGAAATTAGATGCATCTGACGATCGTGGGATTAATTCGGTCCGAGAAGATATCAAAGGGTTTGCTGAGAAATCAAATATGTTTCAAAAAGGCGTACGACTTATTATATTAGATGAAGCAGATAGTATGACATTTGATGCTCAATTTGCATTACGTCGTATTATTGAAAAATATTCAACAACAATAAGATTTTGTTTAATATGTAATTATGAAAATAAGATTATTCCAGCTATTCGTTCTCGTTGTGCAAATTTTAGGTTTAGTAATATTGATATTAAACATATTTGTGATAAATTGAAACATATTATAATATCTGAAAATATTAATACTAAAGAAAATGTAATAGAATCAATTGCATTATTGGCAAAAGGAGATTTACGCAAGGCTATAAATTTATTACAATCTATTTCATTACAATTAGTTAAATCTCAAGATATAAATTATATTACTGTTGATATGTGTTATGATGTGGCAGGAGTACCATCGCAAAAAGAAGTTAATAATATGTTAGATATATTATTAGATAAAAATATTAATTTTAACAAGTCTTATGAAATAGTTACTAATATGATAAAAAGTCAAGGTTATGCACTTTCTACTGTATTAAAAGAAATGATATTAGTTATTATTAATAATGAAAATATATTAAAAAATATGGCTAGTTATATAGCAGAATTATCAGATTTAGAAAATATGGTTACAAAGTCAACATTTGGAGATATTTATATTACCGCTTTAATAGGTATATTTAAAAAATATGATACATAAATAATAACACACCTAAAATTAATTATGTATAATTTACTCGTAAACTTGTAAATTATAAAAATTGATTATATATTATATAATCACTAATTATAATGATTTTTAATGTCTAACATGTTTAATACAAAGTATATTTCTTCTTTTCTTGCCCAAGATGATGATGATGATGATGATGATAAGTCTACATTTGTCGATACTTGGAATGGAGCGAAAGAATTTCGCAATATGGGTTCTTCTTTCTTGACCAAGCTTGTTGAGTTTGATTTTAAGTTTGTTATACCCAAAGAGTGTTTCAAGACTCGTATACTTGATAAAGATACACGTAATATTTTTGATACTCATTATGCTAATCTAATAGCAACTTTAAATTTTAAGGATACACATCATTATGAGACACTTTTTCGTTATCTATTTTACTCACGAGGATTTCGTGATACAGGTAAAGGATCTCGTCTTGGATTTTATTATTTATTTGAAAAGCTACATTACGACTTTCCGAAAATTTGCAATTCAATGCTAAGTCTGATTCCAGAATATGGCTGTTTTGCTGACTTGGATAATCTTGTAGAGCTGATAGGCGACAAAATTCTTCAAGATGTAATTGATGTTTATGTTAAACATATGAATTTAGACTGTATCATTCTTTTTGGGAAAGAAGTTGCAAAGGTTACTATAAATGATCTAGAAACTTTCTTGAAAAAGAATGTAATAGAGTTTATGAAGGGTAAACAACTATCTCTTGCATTCAAGTGGTTAAAGAGTAGCGGTAAGCATAACTCAAAACATCGTTTAGATATCCTAACAAAGATATATTTTCCAAATGGTGGTTTGAAAGAATTACTTGAATCAAATGAAACTGAGAAGGCTCTTATTGGTCGAAAGTGATTTTGTTGGTGTGATATGATGCTTCGAAAAATTAAGAGTTGTGTTGGTACAGTGCTTGATGTAGTGGAACAAAAAATGTGTAGTAATCATTTCAGTGAAATTAACATGTCTTCTGTTCCAGCAGGTGCAATGACTAAGTATACCAAAGCATTCTCAAATGAATTGCTAAAAAAGGATGTTTCAAAGGAGATGGATGATACTGGTAATCGTCATCCTGATAATAAGGACCTCATCTTTTGGAATCTAAATAACCGAACACCTGGATTCCCAGTAGAAGCTAATTTTACTGGTATTCAGATGGTTTCTGGTTTTTCACAAACTCTAATGAATCAGGTATTCACTGGCGAATTTGTATATGAGGAAATAAAAGATGATTCTCGAAAGATAATTATTACTCCCGAAGAAACTCTAATGAGAGCACTCTATAGTTCTTATTATGATAAAGTAGGTAGTATATTCAAATAAATAAAGTACTAACTATTATTTTATAAATTGACATTCTCAATATTTTTAACATAAACTAGGATAAAATAACATAAAAAATTGATATATAATATTTATATTATATAATACTTTATTAATTTAATGACAACTCTTGTGGATGAAAATATTAATACCATTGTTTCGTTACTTTCGAAACTAAATAATAAGAAAAATATAAATTTGCTTAAATATAACATTGCAAATTATGATCGAATTATGCATTTTGAAATTGATACTTATCCTGTAAAAATTATTACAGATTTTGATAAGAAATGTTATGCTGAATGTAGTATTGAGAGTATTAAATCAATTTATAATATTTTTAATCTAATTATGATTTTTAAAGATAAAACTCCAAAAAATATTTTAGAAGAATTATCAAAATTAGTAAGTTCTTGGAATGGTAAAGCTATTTTAACACAAGAAGATGCTTTTGTCTCTTTAAGTTTAGAAAAAAAGAAACCTATTTTTGATCCATTTCATATTACTCATATAATTGATGAGTATTGTAAATATATTATTGATTTTAAACAATTAGGGACACACTTTGATAAAACTCTTGAAATGAATAAAGAGAAAATTATTAATGAGAAAATTCCAAAAGAATTATTACTATCCCCAAATCAAATTAAACAACTTATTATTAATGAAATTAAGAAGGTGAATCGTAATAAATCATATGAACATTATATTGTACCAGATGAAATTAATCCATATAGTCTTTGTATTAGATTAAAATATAATAAGGAAAGTATAATACAAAAAAAGTTTAAAAAAATTGATTGTGAATATATGGAAATTAAATTTATTCTGGATCCAAAAATGTATCCTTACATGCCACCAAAATTAGAATATGTTAAACCAAGAATTAAACCTCAACTTTTAATTTCATTATTAAATTTGGATATTCTAAATATCACTAATTGGAATTATACTATTACATTAGATTATATTATACCAAAATTAGCTTCTGAAATTGAATTGAAAGGAGTAGATTATATTGTAGAAGAAGAAAGTAAATATATGGATGAACTATTAGAATATTCATTAATTAAATTAGCAATTCATACAAAAGAAACTTTAGAAAATAGCTTTAAGATTAATATTGATGTTCCTAAAATCAAAAATAGTATTGAAACTAATTCTAAATATTGGAAATCAGGTACTGGATATGGTAATGATGAATTACAAATATGGGATATTAAATCATATATTGAAGAACAAGAAGTATTAAATGATGAATTACTTGTAATTATTAGTAGTATTAATAAGATGATAACTATGGATAATTATATGATTGTATTAAATTCAGTACTATTAACGTATATTATTAAACAAATAAAGGGTATATCTATGCTTGAACTTGATAAGAATAAGAAATTATATAGTACAATGTTTAATTCACTTGCACATATGATTGACAAACCAATGAATCAATCTACTCTTAATATGATTAGTATGGGTACAAGAAATATTTTAGAAGAAATTGGACTTATTTTTAAGAATTCAAATACTTTATTAGAAGATGAAGAAATGTTACAAATTTATTGTGTAGCAGATTGGTATTCATCTAAATATATTGAACCAATTAAAGAAATAATAATTTCAACAGATATTAAAGAACAATATTGTATGATAATGAAGAAACTTCAATATGGTGCTTATATATTACCTAGCGAACATCGATTTGCTATGAATAAAAATGAGAAATCAAATCAAAAAGCTATTCTTAGAATCCTATCAGAACTTTCAAGTTTTAAAACAGGGTTGCCCTTAAATTGGGAATCAACTATTTGGACTCGTGTACCTAAAGATAATGTGAATCTATTTAGTTTTATGATTAGTGGACCTAAAGATACGCCATACGAAAATGGGTTGTTTGAATTTCATGCATATCTACCACCAGATTATCCTGCTACTGTACCAAAAGTACTTCTTCATACTACAGGAAATAATACTGTACGATTTAATCCCAATCTTTATGATAGTGGTAAAGTATGTCTTTCATTACTTGGTACTTGGGCAGGTCAAGCTGGTGAAAGTTGGAATCCAAAAGCATCTACTTTCTTACAAGTAATGATTTCTATTCAATCATTAATTTTAGTTGAACAGCCATATTTTAATGAGCCTGGTTGGGAACGTGAAATGCATACTCCTAAAGGTAAATTAAACTCGGATAATTATAATGAAGAGAAACAACCACATACTATTAATCTAGGTATGATAAATATGATAAAGAATCCACCAAATGGTTTTGAAGAAGTAGTATATAATCATTTTAGAATGAAGAGAGATGAGATTATTAATCGAACCTTAATTTGGGAGCAAAATGCTAAGAAAAATGGAAATATAATTAAAAATTACAGAAATGAATTAATATTATTATTAAAAGATCTATAATTTTATCATATAATGTAATGAAATCGGTTATGCCAAAATTTGATTTAGAATTATACGGAATGAAAGAATTTTATCCAAAATTAAATAAGAAAAAGTATTTAGTTTTAAAAATTGATACAGATGATAAAGAAAAATATATGGTAGAACATATGAAAGAATATATATTTGGTGCATCTATATCGCGATTTCTTGCAATGGATTTTGAATTTAATAAAGTAGCAAAAAATAATAGAGATGTTGCACTTATGCAAATTAATATGGAAGATAATAGTGATATTGGAATGATTTTTATTATACATCCACCTAGTCTAAATCAAAATGCGGCTTTGCTATTAATAGAATTATTAATAGCACCTAATATAATAAAAATTATTCATGGGGGTGAATCATTAGATATACCCTATTTATTTGGACAATTATTAAAAAGTCGGAGAAATATAAAAAAATTTTGTAATAATTTGTATGATACAAAATATTTATGTGATTATATGAATATTATTACAAATGATATTAGCAAAGTTACAAGTTGTTCAATCTATAATTTATTAAAAACTAATAATATTATTACAAAAAATAAACTTAAAGAATTAGATAGAATGTCTGATAAAGTTGATATTTCTAATATAAATAATATTAATATAAAAAAATTAGATTTTAATGTGATGAGATATGCATTGTATGATGTTCTCTTTTTACCCGAATTATTGAAAATATTTTTAAAGAAAGATTATATTTATACAAAAATAATACCTGAAATTACCAATTTAATAAACAAACATAAAAGAAATATAGAAAATGAATTTAGCGAGTTAGAAACAATTATTAATAAACATAATAATTATTTTTTGTATTCTGGCAATACACGAATAGTATTAAAAGAATTATGGGATATTTATCATTGGTTTTTTGAATCGGATATTAAAAAAATAAATTATTTTAAAAGAACTTTTGAAACATTAACTAAACTTATTATTTATAGTAATATTGATAAATATTATGATGTTTATATTACAAAAGGAAAATTAATAAAAGAACAACCTTTTATAAAATACATAAAATGGTTAGAAAATAATTATTATAATATTTATAAGTTATTACTATCATTTAATAAAAAAATATCTTTGGAAATTAATCCTTTAAGCTAACATTTTTAATAAATATTATTTAAAAATATAATACTATTATAAATTATAATGCCAAAGAAACAAAATGAAACTCCAAAGCTTGTAAAACAAGAGCTTAAACAAGAGCTTAAACAAGAGCTTAAACAAGAGCTTAAACAAGAAACATATGAATACCTTAATTCAAAACAATCTCGTAAAGCTGGACGAACTCTTTTACTAAAAAATCCAAATAGTGTGAACGTATCTTATGATACATTAGAAGGTTTACAACATAAATCTGAAACAAAAACAACTAACTCTGTATTTTTAACATTTGATACAGTTGAGAATTCATTGAAGGCTTATAATAAACTTCATACAGAACAACCTGATTCACGTGTGAAATTTAGTTATTATCGTCTATTTTTTACAATTGAAGGTTTAACTGATATGACAGATTATGCAACCGTTAAACAAGAATTAAATAAATGGGTAGAATCAAAAGCATCTACTAATATGTTATATTGTAAATTTTATCGTAAGGATGCTAAATATATTGGTTGTGGTGATTTTACAGTAGATACTCTTAGTGGTATGAATACTCTTTTAAATAAAGAGGGTGGACTAAAAGAATTTAGTTTTGGGTCATTTAAGGGTACATTTTATCGTTTTAATAATACTAAAAAAGAAACTGCTGAGACAGTTTAATTATAAAAGTTATTAATATGATTTATTATTTTTGAATAAGAATAATTATTATAAAAATTTAAATATTTTTATAATGATTAATAATAATATTTTATTATTTTGAAAAAGATTTTGATAAAAAATTATACATAGATTCAATAGATTTTGATAATAGTCCTTTAGTTTTAGGTGGTAATGTAGGTGAATCTTTTACACTTTTAATTAAACCTAATGTTGGTAATGATGTAGAATATTTAGGTATATTATGATTATAAAGTAAATCTGATGGTGGAGTAAAATAATCTATTTTTAAATTCTTAAAATCATTTTCATAATTTTTATTTATTTTATCACATTTTGATAAAGTAGATGTATGTTCATTAATATTTTGAACTTTGCTTAAATTATTTAGCATACTAGATTGTTCATCATCAGATAATTTATTATCATAAAAATTAAAACAACATGATGATTCGAGTTCTTTTTCTTTATCTTTTTCTTTAATAATTGATTCTAATTTAAAAATATGTTCTTCTAACTCAAATATTCTTTTTCTTTCTTCGAGTAATGATGACATGGATTTATTTTCTTTATATTCTATTTTTTTAGATTCTAAAATTGGAGTTGATTTATTATTTTTAAGAGGAACTATATCATCTAGTTCAAATTCAAAAATTTCTTCATTAATATTATTTAATATATTTGAAACAGTATTAATATCAGGTCTATCATTATCTTTATATTTTAACATTTTTTTTATTAATTCTATAATATGATTCATATTATCAATAGAAAGATATATTATTTCATTTTTTATTTTAATTCGATAATCATCTAAACTTTGTAAATTACCAAATGGATGTATATGATATAATATCATAAAATATAATATACCTAATGACCATATTTCAGATTTAATTGTATATGGATTTAAAAATAATATTTCAGGACTCATAAATAATGGAGTTCCACAAATTGTATTAAACATTTGTAAATTTTCTTTAATTATAATAGAAAAACCAAAATCACATATCTTAACAATACCATTATGTAAAAGTATATTTTCTGGTTTTATATCTCTATGTAAAATATTATTATCATGTAAATATTTAACACCTTTTGTTATTTGTTTTATAATATGTTCATTTTCTTCATTACTATGTTGTATTTTCATCCAATTACCAAGATCACCATTATTGCAAAATTCTGTAATTAAAATAATATAATCACCATCAAATTTATATTCATATAATTTCATAATATTAATATGATTCATTTTTTGCAATATATTTATTTCAGATATAACCTTATCTTTAATATTACTTTGTAATTTATTAAATAAGATTTTTTTCATAGCTATTTCTGTTTTATTTTCTTTATGATATCCTTGATAGACTTTTGAATATGAACCTTTTCCTATTGATTTTATATTTATAATATATTTATCCCATTCTAAAAAACTTGATTCTGTAGTCATATACTACTTTTTATAATATATTTTCTTAAATAAATATATATTCTAGTTTAATATTTCTTTATATTTTCCCCTACTGTAATATCTTTTCAATAATATTATCTAAATGTTCTTCAATTTCAATAAGTATTCTAGGTAAATTTTCATAATATGCTTCTTGTGATGCATCTTGTGTCATCATACTATTAATATGTTGAATCCATTCTTTATTATTTATATCATTAGCAGGTGCATCCATTATTGTGATATAATTAAGAATCATATTAATATGACTTGTTAAATTAGGGGTAAATCTAGTTTCTGACAATAAATTTAAAAGTATATCATCTGTGAATTTTTCCTTAAAACTTTCAACTCTCTTAGAAGGACATATAGCAATTAATCTTTCTGCAATTGCTTTAAGTTCATTAAATGTACTCATCATTTCTCCATTACTAATATCCTTATATAACATATTAAAATATGCTCTCTTCATATTTACGACAAGAGCTTTTGATATTTCTTGTTTGCTTTTAGTAATATGATTTGAAATCTTCTCATGATTTTGTTTAAGGAATTCAACATCAAAATTATTATCAATTTGTTTAATACAATTTATAATTGTAACTCGTTCTTTTTCCACTTCATTAAGCATATCCATTTGTTGTTCAAATTCTATTTGTTTTTGTTTGATATAATCAATATGTTTACTTCTATTATGATATGAAATTATCATTTGTTCAATTGTACGCTCTTTATCCATTTCAAACCACACTAATGCAACACTATTGAATTCTCTCATAGAATTCCATATATAATTTATTTTACCACTTTCAATTGATGTTAACATATTTTTTGCAAAATTTATAAGATTAATATCTAGTGGATGTTTATTATTACCTAATATTTCATCAGGAAAATAGTTAATAATATATGCAGTAATAATAATTTTAGGTTTAATAGTGAGACCATTTTTAAATTTATTTAATAAAAAGATAAATTTATTAATAACATTAATTATATTAGGACTAGTATTTTTATTAGTAATAAATTTCTGAAATTCTAAGAAACTTTTAGTAGAAGCTATACTTTTTAAATTTAATTTATTATATTCTTCTAAATATTTAATACAATTATTTAATTTGAAAACTAATTGAATTTTTAATGCAGCATTATGTTCACTTGAGTCTGCCATATCTATTATAAGTAAAGAATTTATTTATTTTCAGATTTATCTTTTTTCTCTTCGCGTCCTTGTAATGGACTTCTTAAATTATTTGCAAACTCAGAAAATGTATCAGATTGTTTATTCAGTTCCTTCATACTAAATATTCTATTACCAATTTCATTTCCTTCTACTAAATTTTTCTTTTTATTAACACTATTTGATGTTTCTGTTTTAGTCATCCAACTATTATCTATATTAAATAAACTATCTAAATTATTATGTACACTTTCATTTAATGCTACAGGTTCATTAACAACTTGGGCTTTGCCCAAATTGTTAAGTAGCATTCTAGATTTTGAATCTAAAGATTCAAAACTAGAAGGTTCAAGTATTTCAGAATCTTTAGATGATGTATATTTAATTTTATTATCATATATTGTTCTTAAATTAGGGGTAATCAGAATATATAAACCTATTTTATATAATTTAATTTTACTAATATCTTCATCAGATAGTTCTTCCATCTGATTAAATGGATTTATTTTATTTTTATAAGCAGAAACAATATTGTTTATCAACGATGTATTTTCAATTTCAAATAAATCATAAAAATTACTTTCCATTAATTTGCTATATAATAACTATATATTAAACGATTATTTCAAACGATTAAATCAAACAATTGATTCATCAAACAATTGATTCTATAAATTTGAGTTCACTATTATCATTTATTAATAATGAATTAATAAAATATTTTAATAACATATCATTTTGCATTGTTATTTTATGTAATACTTTTTTAGACCCACCTATTTGTATCATATTATTAAAACGAAAATGTGCAATTCTATAATCCGCATCAAATAATAGAACATTATGTTTAATTAAATATTTTTTAAAAGTAACAAAATTAACTAATTTTCTTTTTTCCATAATTATAAATATATAGAAAAAAGTTTAAAAATCTCAAAAAAGGTGAAATTAAATACATTTAAGAAAACATTCTCTAATAATATTTAATGTTTACAGTTAATACTACCGCTATAACACAACCTATAAAAAACTTATTTGCAAAAGTGAATGAGAATACTGAATTTGAAGTTATGTTTTATAATTTTAATGCAAATAATAAACTGACTATTACTAAATTTATGAATTTATTAAATTATATTCAATATCGATCACAAGAAGAGAAACTTGAACTTATACAAGAAACAAGTTTAGATGCGTGTTATAGTCATTCAATTAATAATATTTATAGAATCACTGTAAATAATATTGATCGAATTAATAAGATTTTAAATTTAATTCATCAAAGAAAAAACCATGTAATATATTCTATTTTAACTTCTCAATTTTATAATGCGGAAGGTTTTAAATTTATTAATAAAATAAAAGATTCAAAAAATATTTATGATTTAGAACAATATGATATTCGTGTACGTACAAGTCAAGAAGAAGAAATTAATAAAAAGACAATAGAAACTCTTGCTAATTTGCAATATACTGAATCAGAAAAAATTCTTTTTAGATATAAACAACGAATCAGTTTAATTTTAGTTGATGATCCAAAATTAGGTAAAGTTAGACTAGATCTTACAATTGTACGTTCTGCACCAAATCCAGATAGTATTCATGAGGCAGAAAAACAATTTGAGATTGAATTAGAATTCATGGCTGGTAAAAATAAACCTCAAGATAGTGTATTTAATACTATTATCAAGGAAATGAATACTATTAAACAAGTATTAGAATCATCAGATGAAGTAATTACAAAAGGTGAAACTGACGAAATTATAAAATCTTATAAGAAATTATTTTTTAATTCTGAATTAAACCCAAGTACTAATTTATATTCAATGCAGCCTATTTCAGCAGAAGTGCAACATGTAGTAGATAAGATTCCAAATAAATATTGTGTCACAGATAAAACAGATGGTGATAAATACCAATTATTTATTCATAATATGACAGTATATTTGATTGATAATAATATGACAGTTAAGAAAACAAAATATAAAGTTCCTGAAAATAGTAATATGACAGTATTTGAAGGTGAACTAATTCATATTCAAGCTAGTAATGTTTATCTTTTTATGATGTTTGATTGTCTATTTTATGGAGGTAAAGATGTTAGAAATGAACCATCTACACTTATTAGATTAAACTATATTAATGAGTTTATCACTACAATGAAAACGAAAGCATATAGTATCAAATCATATACAGAGAAGTTTGATATTGTACGACAAGAAAAACATTATGAAGGAGAAATAGAAAAGTTTTATACTAATTTAAATAAGCTAATTAAAGATGCTGATAATAATGATATTATTTTTCATAATAAAATGTTCTTATTTCCAACAGGTGGAGATAATTCAGAAGTTTACTCATTTGCTAACTTAATTTGGACAGGTTGTACAACTAATATGAAAGTTAGTTGTCCTTACTTAATTGATGGTATTATTTTTAATGGTATTGACCAGAAATATACACGTGATAAAAGAGAACAAAAATATCCAATTTACAAGTACAAGCCTCCTACTACAAACTCAATTGATGTATATATTACATTTCAACGTAATACAGATACAGGTGGATTTCTAGAGATTTATGATAACTCATTAAATGGTAATGTTGTATCAAATTCTAGTATTAATAAGGTATTTCGTGTTGCTAACTTTTTTGTTGGTGATACAATTGGTATGAAAGAAGTTCCAGTACCATTTATGAAAGAAGAAAATAATCATGAAGCCTATTTTATCTTGGAAAAAGGAGAAGTTCGTGATATTGAAGGCAACTTAGTAAATAATGAGACTGTTGTTGAAGTTATTTATGTAAATGATCCCAATTTTCCTCATCAATATAGATGGAAGATTTTGAGAACCCGTTGGGATAAAACAGAATCTGTATTGCGTGATAAGAAGCGTTATGGTAATTTTAAAGATAATGCAATTAAAATTTGGAAATCAATGAGAGAATCTGTTACGATTGAGGAGATTAAAAAATTATCAAGACCTGAAACATATGCTCAACAACAGAAATTGTTATCATCTCGTATTGATACAAAGATTATTTCATCCGAACGTGCTCAAGATATTTATTATCAAAGAATTACAAATCTTGGTAAAGTGTTTAGAGAGTTTCATAACTGGGTTAAATCGATTATTATTTATTCTTATTGTTCACAAAGCAAGGAGAACAAGGATGGCAAAATAAAACGAAAAAGTGTTTTAGATATTGGATGTGGTCGAGGTGGTGATATTATGAAAATGTATCATAGTCGCGTAGGTGAATATATTGGTACAGATAATGATTATGAGGGTTTATTTGGTGCAATTGATAGTGCAACAGTTCGTTATCAAGGAAATGTAAATAAATATCCGGATTTTACTAGAATGACATTTATTCAAGCTGATATGAGAGTACCACTTGTAAGTGAAATGCAAGAAAAAATACTTCCCAATATGACTAATGATAATAAAAAGATGATAGACCGTGTATTTACTAAAAATAAGAAGTTTGATATTATAATTTCTCAATTTGCATTACATTACTCATTTGATGATAAAAAATCTGTAAGTAATTTAGCAGATAGTATTAATACTTACCTTAAGAACGATGGTTATTTCATATGTACAATGTGTGATCCTAAACAAGTAATGACACTATTAAATGGTAAAGATACTTTTACATCCTATTATACAGATGAAGATGGACAACGTCGAATATTCTTTGAACTCATTAAAAAGTTTGAAGGTGTTGTACGGGATGAACCTGGTTTAGCAATGGATGTACATATGGGTTGGGTGAGTCAAGAAGGGAAATACATTACAGAATATTTGGTAACTCCTAAACTATTGATAAAGACAATGGAAAAAGCGGGATGTGTATTAGTAGATACTGATTTATTTGCTAATACATATAATATTAATAAAGAATGGTTTACTGATGTAATTGAACATGAAGAAAATCCAAAAAACAAAAAGTTTTATCAAAGTGTAGCTAAATTTTATAGCGAATTAAAAGGTGCTGATAAGGAGAGTCGTATTTGGAATGACCTGTTTCGATTCTATGTATTTAAGAAATTGAATTAATAGTATTAATTTATAGTGTTACTGTAGCAGTTGTTAATGTTACTGGTAAACTGACTTGATAATATAATGGAGAACTATTAGAATAAAAGGTTGGCATAAAGACAGAGTCTAAGCGATATACATATGGATCATACCACCAATAATTAAATGGATATGAAGGAACATATGGATATGTTTTAGCTCTACGATAATAATCATCTGATGAAGAATCTGAATCTGAAGAATCTGAATCTGAAGAATCGTGATCTTTAGAATGATGTTTAGAGCGGTGCTTTGAGCTATGCTTTCCACCATCTTGATTTAATTTATTCTTAATATCTTCAAGTCTACCTTTGAATTCCTTATTAATAGAATCTTCATTCTTAAGAGTAAGGGGTTTGATTGAAAAACTAACAGTATCATTGTCTCTCTCTTCAGAAACTTTAAAGTGATATATTTTTCCTTTAGATGAAGTACCTTTTTGAATTGTAAAATGAAATTTTGGAACTGAATTATTAAAATGTTCAGATAAATTAGTATATATCATTTTAGCAGCTTCTTGTGAATTACGTGCTTTAATTTTTGATTTAAAGGAGCCTTCAATATATGGATTTACTAAAACATATGAATTAACCATTTTGTTATATATAGTTATAGTAGATATTTTTAATAAACTAAAATATTTTTTATTTAAATATTTAAATAAAAAATATCACAAAGTGTGATGTGTTATAAAGAAAAATAATAATATGATATTAATAAATGGTAAATATATTAGAACTTAAGACAACCCAAGCCTCTGCAATTAAAATAGTAGTTGATGCTGTAAATTCTTTACTAACAGATGCCAACTTTGATTTCTATCCATATTATATGGATGATGAAACTAAAGATGAAAATTATGAATCTGATTCTAATAATAGTAGTTTTGAGACTGAAAAAGAAATAGAGCCTTCTAAAGAAGATTCTAAGAAACGCATTGGAGGAATGATATTAAAAGAGGTTAATAAGACAGGTAAAATTTTAGTATATATGCGATTAGATGCAGATAAATTTGATATATATAAATATAATTACAAAAAGAAAAAATTAACACTTGGAATTGATATTGGTAATTTATTAAAATGTTTGAAATGTATGTCTCATTTTGATACAATGACTTGGTTAGTTGATGATGATGATATTAATAAACTTGTTGTTATTTTAGAAAGTGCTGAAAGAAAAGAAAAGAAAACATTTAAATTAAATTTAATGGATATTGAAGAGGAAACATATGATATTACACCAATACAATTTCCATATTCTATTACATTACCATCTCTAGATTTTCATAAATATTGTAAAGATATGGCAGCAACAACTGATAAAATAGAAATAAAATCAACATCTAATAAATTATTTTTTTCTGGAAAAGGTGGTATAGGAAATATAGAGTTTGAGGTTGGTGAAACGAATGGTGGTTTATCTATCATTTCAACAACAACAAATGCAAATGAAATTGTACAAGGATTATTTGAATTAAAATTTTTATTGATTTTTACTAAATGTACAAATCTTTGTAATCAAGTTACATTATTTTTAAAAAATGATTATCCAATTATAATTACTTATCAAATAGCAGCATTAGGTGAAATTAAATTAGTATTAAGTCCAAGTAAATCGGATTAAATAAATCGGATTAAATAAATCGGATTAAATAAATCGGATTAAATAAATCTTTGAAATAATTCTTGACAGAATGGACTTATAGAGCATTCTTGACAGAATGGACTTATAGAGCATTCTTGACAGAATGGTCCGGCATATGAGCGATATAAATAATATCCATACCCCATTTTTTCAATATTACATCATTTATTAGTTTTAAACTATTATATTTTGAATTTTTATTCCAAATTTTTACAACAGTATTAGAATTCTTTTTTAAACAAATAGAAAGACCCACAATGTCATCTGAAATAGAGGGACATAATTGGTTACAAACAAGATTAGTAGATAGGTCTTCCCATAGATCTTCAGCTTGTTCTTCTTGTATTTTGAAAGACCAACATCCGCCATTAATATTTTTAGGGTCTTCCCAAATAGGAGATACATCTTCTCTCATTAAAAAGAAATGCTTATTTGTTACACTACCTACTTTATCCCAATTATTATAAAATCTCCAAAAATCTCCAATAGTTTCTATTTTATAAATTTGTTTATATCCAGATAATTTCCAATTATCTTTTTCATGATGATACCATATTATCCAATTATAACTAAATTTAGTTTTTGTTTCCATTATACCATAAATTGGGTTTCTCTTTAATTCTTTTTAGGATTTAATTTATACTATTGAAGATTTAGAGCGGTGCATATTTTAAATGAAATGGAACATAGTTATAAAAACTATTATGCTTATATAATAAAAAAAATAAAACTAGTCAGTTATAATTATTGCTACAATATATTCAAGTGTGTAATAATTAGATTTCTATATAAAAATTGATAGTTTGCAGCAATCTGAGAAAAATATGGATTATTTTTCTAAAAAATTGAACACAACAATATTTTTATATAACTCATTCCATTTGTTATATAAAAAATGGAACATTGCAATATTTTAATATAACTCATTTCATTTGTTATATAAAAAATTGAATATAAAAATATATAAAAAAAGAATATATAACTTTATAATGACAACCCATATGCAGAAAGAAATTGACAAATTAATTGATTTGTACTTTAATCAGCAAAAAATTTTATATGAACATTTATTCGATTCATATCATCAGTTTGTTCGAGAGATTATTCCATTTTCATTAGAACAAGAACAAAATTACTTTTATGATAATGTCGATAAGGAGAATATTTATTTGCATGGTTTCAAGTGTACCAAAATTAGAATTAAGCCATCGACATTTGAGAATGATAATGAAATTAAATTTCCATCAGATGCTAGAAGAAATCATTTAAATTATTTTGCAACAGTTGTAGCAGATATTCAACAATTTGTAGAAAAGGTTGATACATTGACAGGAGAAAAGACTATTAAATTGATTGGTGATGTAGAGAAGGAAACTCCTGTTGCTAATATTCCAATTATGGTTAAATCAAAATATTGTTCAACACATATTAAACAAGATTTGAAATCTGAATGTAAATTTGATCCAGGTGGTTATTTCATTGTTAATGGTGCTGAGAAAATTGTAATGTCAATGGAAAAAATGGTTGATAATAAAATTTTAGTATTTTCTAAGAAAGATACTTCTTTTGATAGTGGAATGATTTATACCGCTCAAATTAATTCTAGACGAAATGATTGGTCTGATAATTTACAAATTCTTACAATTAAAAATAGAAAAGACGGAGTATTTACTGTAACCACCTCATCACAATTAGTTGATATTCCATTATTTATTTTGATGAAAGCACTTGGTATTGAGGCAGACCAAGATATTATTAGTCACATTACTTATGACTTGGAAGATACAAAAATGCTTAACATAATTAGACCTTCTGTTGCTTTTTCAATGGATGATAAAGGTGAAACAGTAAAAACTAAAGAAGAGGCTATTGAGTTTCTTATTACTAAATTAAAACGTAATAAAAGAATCTCTCAATCTGATGAAGATATTGCTAAGATTCAAAAGAAAATGTATTTAGAAAAAATTCTTAGACAAGATTTACTTCCCCATTTAGGTGAGGATATGAATAAAAAGATTGCATTTTTAGGTTTTATGACAAATAGATTATTAAATACTATGTTAGGAAGAACTGATATTGATGACCGTGATGCATTACAGAACAAACGTATTGAACCACCTGGTATTCTTCTTGGTCAATTATTTAGACAAAATTGGAAGAAAATGTTAAATGAAATTGGTAAACTATTCAAAAAGAAGAATCAATTAGATGAGAGTCCTATTAATATTGTGAATCAAATTAAACCATCTACAATTGAACAAGGATTGAAGACGGCTCTTGCTACTGGTATTTGGGGTATGAATAAAACTAAAAAAGGTGTAGCTCAATCATTACAACGTCTTTCTTGGATTCAAGGTATCTCTGCACTACGCAGAGTCCTATCACCATCAATGGATGAAACAACTGCAAAAGTTACATCAATTCGTCATGTAAATACGAACGGCTGTCAAATGTTATGTATTACTGGTGATACAGAAATATTATTATCTAATAGAATGGATAGTAAAATGATTAAAGATATTGTTGATGGAGATGCTATTACAACAGTAAATATTAATGAATTAAAAGAAGAACCTTCGCAAATTTATAATAAATTTGGTAGAATGTCTGAGAAATTATTAGAAATTAGAACAATTAATGGTAGAACAATTAAGGCTACACCAGAACACCCATTTTTAGTTAATGAAAATGGTAAATGTATATGGAAAAATGCGGGCGACCTAACAAATAATGATAAATTAATAATTCGTCATATGGAAAAATTAATTATACCTGATAAAGATACTATTGTTATTATTAATGATGTACTAGAACATTATAAGATGGAATTAATGGAATGTGGATATTATGATAGACCAATCAGTCAAAATAGATTAATTTCATTAGTTAGATTAATTGGTTCCATTAATACTGATGGGCATTTAGGTATGAATATTTCTAAAGAGAATGATAATATGTACTATCAAGCAGAATTTTATGTAGGTGAAGAATATGATGCATATCAAGTTGCTGGAGATATTGCTAATTTAGGATTTGGTAATCCTATGATTAGAAGAGTTACACATAAATTTGAAGATAAACTAAATAATCGTACAACTAATTATACTACATGGTGTGTAGCAAAAAATGGAGCATTTGCTTATTTATTATCATTATTAGGAGGTTTTGTTGGTAAGAAAACAGAAATGTCACGTTCTATTCCTAAATGGATATTGAATGCAAATAAGTTAATTAAAAGAGAGTTCTTATCTGCTTTTCAAGGAGGTGATGGTTCTAAATTAGTATATCAACTTAATGCTACATCAAAAGCATTTAAAATTGCAATTGGCCCAACTGGTCAAACAACTATTGACAAATTTGTAGATGATACTAGTAAATATATGAGTCAAATATCTGAATTATTTAGCGAGTTTGATATTAAAACAAAAGTTAATGTCAGAGATCTTAAGATTGAAGGAAAGAAAACTGTAGAACTTATTTTTGAGAATACTACAGAAAATGTTTTAAAATATGCAGATTATATTGGATATAGATATTGTGAAGAGAAACGACGTAAATCAGTGCCAGTTATTGAACATCTTAAAATTCGACAAGAATATTATAATACAAAAAAATTAAAATATAATCAAGCATTTGAAATGATAACAAATAATAAATCAATTAAAAATATTTCTAAGTCATGTGATCTTTCTATCGAGTGTCTTAATAAATTAAAAACTAATATTAATAAAAAAAATAAAATGCCAGAACCCAGATTTAGTTGTCCAAACTTTTATGATGAATATATTAAAAATAATATTATGGATAACGGAAATATATCTATTCAAATTAAAGAAATTAAAGTAATACCAAATGAAATGGTATATGATTTTACTACTCAGTCTGAGAATCATAGTATGTTAGCTTCTTCATTTTGGACACACAACTGTCCGGCCGAAACGCCCGAAGGTCAAAAGATTGGTATTGTAAAAAGTTTGGCGATGATGAGCTTAATCACATCACAAAATTCAACACAAGGAGATGTATTAAAAAGTTTATTAAAACAAAATAAACATATTAAACATCCTTATGATGTTGATCCTCTTACAATGAGGAGTTTAGTAAAGATTATGATTAATGGTGATTGGTATGGTGTATGTAAGATAAGTAATGCACAAGAAATTTATGATAATCTAAAAAATAAACGTCGCAATAATGTGATTGATAAGATGACATCAATTCTTTTTGATTATAGAACTAAAGAAATTAGAATTCATTATGATGGTGGTCGTTTAATTAGACCTCTTCTTATTGTTAATAATAATATGTTAGGACTTGATAAAGAAGTAATAACAGATATTAATACTGAATATAATATGAATGATAAGACCAAATCTTGGAAAAAGATTATGAGTAAGTATCCAAATTTAATTGAGTATGAAGATATTGAATCTTTAAATTATTTATTAATTGCAGAAAATAAAAATAAATTAGATGAATCAATTGAAGCGAGACAACGTAAAGTTGAATATAATGATACTACAAAGATTAATCGTTATGGTGATTATAGATTTATGAAATATACACATTGTGATTTTCATTCTTGGGTTATGTTAGGCACAGTAGTAGCAAATATCCCATTTTCTAATCATAATTACGCAACTCGTAATATTATTCACTTTTCACAAGCAAAACAATCAATTGGTGTATATTTATCATCATATAAAGATAGAATGGATATTTCACAAGTATTATATCATCCACAATTACCTATTGTAACAACACAAGGTATGAAGTATAATGGATGTATGGATCTTCCATATGGTGAAAATGCTATTGTAGCAGTTGCATCATATAATGGTTTCAATCAAGAAGATTCTATAATTTTTAATCAATCATCAATTGATAGAGGTATTTTTAGAGCAGATACATTAAAAAAATATCATAGTGAAATTATGAAAAATCCATCAACTTCACAAGATGATATTTTTAATAAGCCTGATAGAAATAAAGTAACTGGTATGAAACAGGGTAATTATGAAAAATTAAATGATAAAGGGTTTGTACCAGAAGAAACAATTATTGATAATGAAGATGTTATTATTGGTAAAATCTCACCAATTCAACCAACCGGTAATAATAATAAAGTTTATAAAGATTCTTCTGAGATTTTTAAAACAAATGTAGAAGGTGCTATTGATAGAGTCCATACTGGTATTTATAATG